GAACAAGCTGAAATTTCAATGATTGTAGAAAGTTTTATCTTAAATTATGATGAATTTTCAGAAAAAGAAATTCAAAAGGCTTTAACAGAAAGATTGCTTCCGTATACATATGATACTGATGTAAAGGCTTTATTAGAATCAGTGAATCAAGAAATAAAATCGTTTAATCTTATTTATGAATTAAAAGACCTTTATAAGAGATTAGAAAAAAATAACTTAGGTGAATTATATCGTCATCCATTGAGTGTTATTTTAGAAATTACCCAATTACCAGATGATCAATCAAGATTAGAGGCAATTTTAAATGAATTGAAAATATATGAATGGGTTCCTGAAATTAAGAAATTTATTTGGGGATTAACTAAAAATCCATTGGATAAACAAAATATGGTAAGCCCGGGTAAAGCTGATAAGATTTATACACTTGTTGAAAAATTAGAAAATGGTCATTTGGCTTATGTATCTGATAGATGGTTTTTAATTGATGACAAAGGAATTAAACAAGTTTTAATGGAAGATTATGTTAAAGAAGAAGAAAGAGTAAGAGAATTAAGAGTAATGGAACAAGCTTTAACTCTTGGTGAAGTAAATAAAGAAAAATTCACAATTAAAATTGATGAAAATATTACTTTAAGTCTTTCTACAAAAAATGATAAGAATTTATATATCAACGAAGAAAAATTAGATCCTGAAACAACACTTGAAAGTATTTTTGCTTCTCCGATTATTCCTTATTTAAAGAAAGATTATTTTATGATTACTAATACTGTTAAGGAAAACATAGATAAAATTCTTGAATTAGATATCGCTTTAAAAGTTCATAATATCTTACAACCAACTTTAGAATGTTATGTATTCAATTATCAAGATGGAATGTATTTGTATAGTAAAGATGCAAGAACAGGAAGTATTTTCTTACAATACGAATCAGTTACAGAGCTTATTAATGATATTCGTAAGGATTTAGATTTTGATGTGACTTATTTCTTTGAAAATAAATTATCAACCGAATTAAAGAAAATCAAAACATTAGAAGATAAAGAAAAAGTTGTTGAAAGTCAAATTAAAGATGCAACTCTTGCTATTGATGAATTAAAAAATGAAAAAGAATTATTGGAATCAAATAGTGAATTGAAAATGTTCTACAATAATTTATTAACTCATAGACAAAATTTATACGTTGAATTAAATACAACAAAAGATGAAAAAACACAATTTAAAAAATCTTTAGTTCGTTAAAAATAATAATTTGTTTTATGAAAAATTTGAAAAATTTTAATGTTTTTGTTAATGAAAATAATGATGATATAATGAATCAATATCAAAAAAGTTTAAAAAGAACAAAAGCAAAAAAAGAAAAAGCTAAATTAACAAATCTAACAGGCATTGAGTACTTACAATCGTTAAAAAATAAAAGAATTGATAGATTAGTAGATAGACTTTTTTCAAGTGACGATTTAGATAAAAGAATGGATATTATTGACGATATTTTAATGATTATACAATGGGAATATGAAAATGATTATGATAGAGTAGAAGATAGCATTAAAGATTTATCTTTGCATTAAAATTAATTGAAATTAAAAAAATCCACCAATATTATTCTTTTGGTGGATTTTTTTATTTCATAATTTTTTATTAACTTAATATATTTTTCTTTTTTGTAAACTTTTTTATTTTATTTATATATAACAAACATTCAAGTATTTAAGTATTTAACATTTTTTTAGGCTTTAATTGTAAAACACTTCCAAAATTATCTTAATTTACTAGGCTTTTATTTTTACCATCATTTAAAAAATAATGACAAAAATATGGCAAAATCTCCATTCTACCTAGACGATGATGAATTTTACTATGAAATAGTATTATCAAAAGGAAAAGGCTTTTTAACGAAAAAAGCTGAAGGTATGTTAATTAAAATAGCAAATAATTTTATTAAAAGAAAGTCTGATTCCTATAAAGGTGATGATAAAAATGATTGTGTTCAGACTGGATTATTGTTCATGTTCCAGAATTGGAATAATTTTAATGAGAAAAAATACAAAACAGCAATGCCCTACTTTTCTGAAATTTTTAAAAGAGGAATAGCACAAGGTTATAATGAATTAAGAAATAAAAAATCAAATCAAGATGCAATTACTATAATAAGTTTGGATTCTTGTAATGATGGGGATGGATTCTTTAATATATAAAAATAAAACTAGTATATATGGGAAATAGAATACCACCTAAACCAAACAACGGAAGATATAAACAAGGTCGTTATATCTGTCAAAATCCAGATAAATATTTAGGAAATTTAGATACTGTATATTATCGTTCTTCATGGGAACAAAAATTATATTATTATTTAGATACGAATAGGTATATATCCAGATGGAGTGCTGAAAGTATTGCAATTCCTTATGAAATAAATGAGAAAGGAATGTGGAGTTCACATCGTTATTATCCTGATGCTTTTTGTGAAATATTAAAACAAGATGGTAGTACTCAAAGGGTTGTTATTGAAATAAAACCTTGGAGTGAATTTAGTTCAGATAAAGACGAGATATTACAACCTCCGAAAGAACCAAAGAATAAAACAGCAAAATCTTTGAAAAATTATGAATATGCTTTAAGAACATTTCAAAAAAACATTATTAAATGGCAAGCAGCTAAACAATTTTGTGAAAGAAGAGGAATGGAATTTTTTATTATGACACCAAAGTTTTTTCAAGAATCAAATAAAATTAAGCTATTTTAATTATGACATTTAAAGATGAATGTATGGCTTTATTGGGAGAATATGGGAATAGTTGGAGAAATTGTGTATATGATTCAACAGAAATTATTTTCAATTTGAAAAATGATAATAATCACGAAGAATTAATTACAAAACCAATTAAGCTAATACCTCATAAATTTTATTTGATGGAATATATTTATATAAAAGATAAATATTTTACAGAAAAATATTCAGAAACTAAAGATGTTCCATATTTAAAAATATGGTGCCCTATTTATTTTTTGGGATTCAAATTATCAGATAAAATAATAGAAAGACAGAATACAAACAAAAAATTAATTATGTATGCTCTGAATTTAGATTATTTACCATATAAATATAGAATAACTTTATTTGATGAAATATTTAAAAGAAATAAAGAGTATATTGATAGGAATAAAAATTTTCATACTGAAAAAAATGGAAATGTTTTAAATGAATATCCATTAAAAAATGTATCTGCTTTAACAATATACAATATGTTGAAAACTAATGGTGGTTATGAATATTGTTTGACTGCATATGATCCAACTAAAATCGTAAAATTTAGTTTCGGACAACCAGAACTTTATTCTATATCTACAACAATTGCTCAAAGGATTATGTTTGTTGATTGTAAATTAAAAAATAAAAAAAATATTATAGAAACATTAAGAGAAAGAGAAATTGAATCTGAAAGAGAAAAAATAGAATTAATTTTAAAGTCATTAGATGATTTATTAACAGATATTGAAAGTGATGAAAAGGCATTATATAAAAAGTTGAGACTACTAGAAAATTATTTCGAAATTGTTTAAAACTTTTTGAATATTATAAAATAATATATAGGATCAATCAATTCGTTGATTATGAAAAAAATAAGTTAATATTGTGGCAAGTTATAAAAGTGATTATTCAGGTCAAGGAGCACCATCAAATCCAACTATTTTTAATAGAGTTTTAAGAAGTTTATCTAATGTATTTGGTGGATTAGATTATAATGACATGAAAATTAGAAACGCTTATGCTTTGGGTGTTCACGAAGAAACAAGTGATGTTGCTTTTCACCCTCAAAGTACAAATATGTACGATTTATTTACGAAAAAAACCATAGCAAGATTTTTAGATAAAAAATCAATTGCATATTTAGATAGAACCTATTTAGATAAACGTAAAATCTTAAGACAATACTCTATTAAAGATGAAATAAAAGATTTTATTATTCAAATATGTGACGAATGTATTATATATGATGAAAATAATAAATTCTGTTATGTAAAAGATTTACCAGAAACATTCGATCATACCGTTAGACAAAAATATCAAGAAAATTTCAATAGAATAATGAATGAATTCAATTTTATTGATGGTGTGGTCGCTTGGAATTATTTGAGAACTTTATTAATTGATGGTTATTTAGCTTTCGAAATTATATATGATGATAGACAAAAAGCCATTATAGATTTAGCACCTTTGGATCCTTTAACACTTATTGTCGCAACAGATCCAATGTCAAATACAATGGTTTGGATTCAGTTTCCAGATAATCCTCAACTTCGTAGGGTTTTACTTGATTCTCAGATAATTTATATTTCATATTCAAATAATAATGAATATGGTGATACTAGTTATATTGAGGGTTTAATAAGACCTTATAATCAATTAAAAATGTTGGAACAAGCAAAATTGCTTTACAATATTAATCAAGCTTCGTTATATAAAAAATTCATAATTCCTGTTGATGGTTTATCTCGTCAACAAGCCGAACAACAAATATATGAATTGATGAGTGATTATCACGAAGATGTTCAATGGGACGAACATTTGGGATTGGTTTCTATGAATGGAAGTACAAATATTCCACATAGTAAAGATTTCTGGTTTCCATCATCTGCTGGTCAAACACCAACTTTTGAAATAGTAAAACCAGAACAAAACAATTTAGCTGAAGATGTAACTCTTCATTGGTTTTATAAAAACTTTAAAAGAGCAAGTAAGATTCCATTCCAACGTCACGAAGAAGAAACTGGTGGAGGTACTTTATATGATAGTACAACACAAATAACAAGAGATGAAATAAAATTCAAAAATTATATCACTAGACTTCGTACAATATTCAAAGAAATTCTTACGAAACCTTTGAGAATTCAAATGGTTTTAGATTTTCCAGAATTAAAGAAAGATGTCGTTTTTGCAAATTCAATGAAATTACTATTTAATTCAGATGTATTATTCGAAGAATGGAAATATTTAGCTAATCTAGAAAAAAGGTCATCAATCGCAGCAACTTTAAGTTCCAATTTAAGGGATATGCAAGATCAACCATTTTTAAGTGTAGAATTTTTGGCTAGACGTATCATGAAATTTACTGATGCTGATATTGAAGAAAACGAAAAATATAAAATGATTGAAAGAAAGAAAGCTATGGAAAATGCTGGAATGCAACCACCAGAAGGAGGTCCCGGTGGTGGAGGTCCCCCGGGCGG